AACTGACTGTCATAGCTATCACCAGATGGGCTGATATATTCCATGCGTGACTCAGGTGGCAATGATAGTGCCTCATTGGGGCCTGTTGTTATCTCATCTGCATTTGGATAGCCAAACACTGCAAGCATAGGAACAGAACTGATATGCAAAATATTATCCAAGTCAGACTGTATTTGATAGTGCTTTAGGTTTAGTTCTGCAATGTCATACAAAGGACTACGGCTTTCATAAAATCCAACTCTGTTGGAGTAGGCAACAGCAAAAGGGATCTTATCTTTTATACTCATTTCACCCTGTTCAACTAACTTGTATTCACTTTTTTTTGCATCTTTTCTATGAATCTCATACCTACCACGTTCAAGCACCCTGATTTGCTTTACAATCTTGTCTCCATACTTACCATCTGGTTCAACAACCTGTTCTAACAAACGAACTTGTGTGAGTTGCCTTACCCCATCTATGATTTCAGTTCTAAAACCAAGAATATCTTTTGGTGTGTACGTTACCCAATATGGCCTTGCTTTTTCACCTTCCTTTGGGGCATCAACAAGCACCCCAACATGACCAAAGCTAATTGCTAGTCTTGCTGTGTTGTATAGCCAAACATTTAGATCATTACCCTCTAAATCAACATCAAACAACTGTTCTCTCACTAAGTCAGATACATCGTCAAGTCTGATTGGTTTTCTGACCAACATACCTGACAGCATTTTCTCGATTCGTTGCAGATAGGGAACTACTGTCGACCTGCTGAGTCTGATATCATAGCTATCGTCCGTCTCTCGACTTTCTTGTGGCAAGTATTTTCTATGTTCACTCCTTATTTTGTAAGTCCCCTCTTTAAGGTCAGTTATGAGATCCCAGAATTGACTCATTCTCTGATAAGCCGCATTAGGGCTTGCAACTGTAGTAGCAGCTTGTGTTATGGGCTGGTTGTAAATATTTAGTGAGCTATACACAGTTTTGCCTCAATACTATCATGTTCT